GATTACATTTATACAGGACAAAATGATGATATTTTAGATTTTAACATTCAATTTGATGCTGCATTTTTCCAAGCAATCACACCTTTTGGAGGCAGAGATACAGCAGGAAATCAAACACAACAAGAAGAAAGCCCAGGACCACCTCCGGGCCATCCAGAATATAATGTCTCTGCTGGCGATACTACTGGTGGTGTCAATGCAAATACTACAACTAGAGAATCTTCTCGTTCAGAATCTGGACAAAGCGGTGGAGGATTATTTTCAAATAGTAAAACACAAATTGCTAGAGACTTCAATGACGCTCTTGTTAATTCTCCAGTTGATTTGGTAAGTGTAGATCTAACAATATGGGGAGATCCGTATTATATTGCTGACAGTGGCATGGGAAATTATAACGCTGCAGAAACACCATTTATTAACATAACTGCTGATGGAACAATGGATTATCAAAGTTCAGAAGTTGATATTGAATTAAATTTTAGAACACCAACTGATTATCAAGTCACGGGCAATTATATGGATTTTCCAGGATCTGGAACTAAACCTGTTGGAGCTTTCAGTGGTTTGTATCAAGTTATAAGTTGTTTGAACAGCTTTAGCAATGGAACTTTTACACAACAACTCAAACTTATTAGAAGACGTAATCAACCTGGACTAGATACTAATGCATTACCTGTACAAGTAGGTAATCAAGTTGTTCAAGAATCTGGAACAGCAGACGAAGGTAACACAACTACTGGTGGAACTAGTGCTGAAGGAACTAGCCAAACAGGACAAACTGGTGGAACAGGACAAACTGGTGGAACTGGAGCAACAGCAAGTGGTGCCCAAGGCGATGGATTAAGAGGTTAATATGGCAAGAAATCAAATCACACGCACAAGACGACCATCCTGGATGGAAGGTAGCGGCCCTTATCTAGCAAAAATTATTAATCATCTTGATTCAGAATATATGGGAGCAGTAGAAGTAGAAATTTTAAAAATTACTGAAAACGGAAATCCTAGCACCGCTGAAGGTTCTGGATATCAGTTACCATGCTACTATGTCTCACCATTTTATAATGTTACTCCAAGAAGCGGAGTCAAAAAGAACGAAGGTTTTGAATTTACACAACAAAGTTCAGGATTTTGGGCTGTACCACCAAATGTAGGAACCAAAGTAATTGTTCTTTGTTTAGAAGAAAATTTTGGATTTGGTTATTGGATAGGTTGTGTGCAAGATCAATATATGAATTTTATGTTACCTGGTTATGCAAGCACAACCTTTAATAATTTAGATCCTACAAAGAAAAAACCTGTAGGAGAATATAATAAAGAATTAGAAACAGCTGAAGGAAGAGATCCAACCAAATATATTAAACCTGTTAATACTCTTGCAGACGGTATTTTATCTACACAAGGCTTAGATGGAGATGTTACTAGAGGAACCACAACGTCGAGTGCAAGACGCGAAGTTCCTAGTAGTGTGTTTGGTTTTAGTACACCTGGGCCTTATGACAAACGTCCTGGTAAACCTACTGCTAGTTATGGTCCAGAATTTGCACAAAGCAATGTTCCTTTTAGTAGATTAGGTGGAAGTAGTTTTGTTATGGATGACGGCGATATGACACTACTTAGAAAAACCCCAGCCAGCGAAGGACCTCCCGAGTTTGCAAACGCTGAAGCAGGTGACTTATCTGGTGATCCTACTATACCACACAACGAACAGATTAGATTTAGAACAAGAACCGGCCATCAAATTTTATTAAGCAATACAGAAGATTTAATCTACATTGGCAATGCTAAAGGGTCTACTTGGATTGAAATGACCAGCAATGGAAAAATAGATATTTACGCTCAAGATAGCGTAAGTGTTCATACTTCTAATGATTTAAACATAACAGCAGATAGAGATATCATAATGAGTGCAGGCAGAAACATATGTTTAAAAGCAGGCAACGATGGTAGAATTACTGCTGCAGAAGGGGTGCATATTAATGCAAAAACACACACTGAAACTGCACCCGATGGTATTAATATGAATGGTCCTACAGCAACACCTGCTTACACTCCTATGAGAACGCCACAACACGAACCTTGGTTAGGACACGAAAACCTTGCACCAACAGAACACAGTGCTGAAAAAACAGACGCAGATCCAGAAGCAGGAAATACAGCAGATGAGACTGGAAACAGTTTTGTTGCTACAGAATATCCAACTGTTCCTGATACATTTAGGAAAAGCGGGTAAGGTAAATACGATATGAGCAGTTTAGAAAAAAATTTATATAAACAAGTTACTGTAAAATCTAATGCACGTAAGCAAGATCAAGGCATAGGTAGTAGAGCTTATCGAGGCATAAGCACAGTAAATCCAGAAAATTCATCAACTGTGTTATATGATCTTGCACTGATCAAACAAGATTTGCTAAATCATTTCCACATTAGACAGGGTGAAAAATTGAGTGATCCAGAATTTGGCACTATAATATGGGACGCACTATTTGAGCCTTTAACAGATCAAATGAGAGATGCAATCAAAGAAAATGTAACACAAATAGTAAATTACGATCCAAGAGTAAGTGTAAATCAAATTACTGTTGACCAATACGAAAGTGGCATCCAAATTGAAATAAGTTTGGTATATTTGCCATATAACATTTCGGAAAATATGCGTTTACAGTTTGATGAAAATGCCGGTTTCTTAAATACATAATTAACTGCGCACATAATTCATTTCGCTAAATATACTTGTAAAGGAAACTGACCATGTCATCAACTGATAGACAAAATAGATTACTTGTAGCAGAAGATTGGAAACGCATCTATCAAAGCTATAGAAATGCGGATTTCAAAAGTTATGACTTCGACAATTTGCGTCGAACAATGATAGCATATCTACGAGAAAACTATCCTGAAGATTTTAATGATTATATTGAGTCAAGTGAATATCTAGCATTAATTGATTTAATTGCTTTCCTTGGACAAAATATTGCTTTCCGTATAGATCTTAACGCAAGAGAAAATTATTTAGAATTAGCAGAACGTAGGGAAAGTGTGCTACGTCTTGCAAGACTTTTATCTTACAATCCAAAAAGAAATCAATGTGCAAACGGATTATTGAGAATTGAAAGTGTTAAAACAACAGAAGACATAATTGATTCAAACAACATTAATCTTGCTAACCAAACAATTTTATGGAATGATCCTAGCAACAGTGATTGGAATGAACAGTTTATAAAAATTATGAATTCTGCACTTCCAACAAACGGAACATTTGGCCGTCCAGTTAAAAAAGATACAGTTGCAGGAATTCCGACAGAGCAATATAGATTAAATTCTACAAATAGCGATGTGCCTGCTTTTAGTTTCAATCAAACAGTTGATGGTATAAGCACAAGATTTGAGGTTGTTTCAACTGACATTGCAAATAACAATATTATTGAAGAAGCACCATTTCCGGGCAACAACTTTGCATTTTTATATAGAGATGATGGCAAAGGTGCAGGAAGTTCTAACACAGGATTTTTCTGTCACTTCCGCCAAGGGACACTAGACCAAGGAACATTTACTATTGATAATCCTAGCTCTAATCAAACAGTTGCTATAGATGCAACCAACATAAACAATTCAGATATTTGGTTATATAAATTAGACAGTTTTGGAAATGAAGATGAACAATGGATTAAGGTAGATTCTGTTGAAGGTAATAATATAATATACAACAGTTTAAATAAAAATATTCGTAACATATATAGTGTGCTTACGAGAATAGATGATAGAGTTAGTTTAATTTTCAGTGACGGTACTTTTGGTAATTTACCTCAAGGGTCATTTAGAATTTATTATAGAACAAGTAAAAATAAAAGAATTGTTGTAGAACCTAATGACGTTAGAGGCGTTAGTATTAATGTAAAATATCTATCAAAAAATAACAAAGTAGAAACTATTACACTAACCTTTGCTCTTAGAAGCACAGTTGACAATGCTAGTGTGTCAGAAACTAATGCTAGTATAAGAACAAATGCACCTGCTACTTATTATACACAAAATAGATTGGTAACAGCAGAAGATTATCAGATTGGTCCTCTTGCAATAAGTCAAGAAATTATAAAAGCCAAAAGTGTCAATAGAACTGCAAGCGGAATTAGTAGGTATTTTGATTTATTAGATGCGACTGGAAAATATTCTAAAACAAATCTATTTGGTACAGATGGTGTTGTTTATCGTGAAATATTTAACAGCAAAGAAAGATTTACATTTAGCACCCAAACAGATGTGCAAGGAGTTATATTAAACACTATTGAACCTATTCTTGCTGGTAAGAAAATTAGAAATTATTATTTGTCTCAATTTCCTGTTATTGATCTTACAGATTTGAATATAAGTTGGAATCAATCAACTGCTGATACAAATATAAGCACAGGTTATTTTACAAATGTAAATGAAATTAGACAGTTTCTGGGAACATTTACAACTAGCACACTTCAACTTGTTCGTCCTGGTAGTGCTTTAAAATTTATTGCACCTGCTGGAAAACATTTTATGCCTGATGGCACACTTATGGACGGAGCCGCAGACCATTTAAACTCTAGAAGTTACAAATGGGTAAAAGTTATAAGCGTCAATGGTAACGGTACTGAAGTTGATGAAAACGGTATAGGTCCTGTTGTTTTTAATGATGTTATACCTAGTACAGCACAACTAGTAGAAATTAAACCAGCTATTGCACAAAGTTTGCAAACAGATGTACAAAATCAAATTGTAGATCAAGTATTTTCATACAAAACATTTGGACTGCGTTTTGACAGAACATTAGGTCAATGGCGTGTTATAAATGAAAGTAATCTAAACGTATCAAGCGAATTTAGCATAGGTAAAACTGGCGACAATTCCAATCAGCAACTAGATTCCAGTTGGTTGTTGAAATTTACAACAGATGGTGAAAATTACACAATAGAATACAGAGGAAGCCGTTATGTTTTTGAAAGTGATCAAGAAATAAGATTTTATTTTGATAGTAGTGATAAAATTTATAATAATTTAACTGGAAAAATTGTCAAAGACAAAATCAGTGTATTAAACAATAACAACAAACCTGACAGTGTTGAAAAATTCACAGTTGATTTTGATTGGGAAATTACGCAAGAGTACAGAGACGCAGAAGGATATGTAAACAGTAAAAAAGTTGAAGTTACTTTCTTTGATGAAGACGATGACGGTGTTGTGGACGATCCAGAAATTTTTGATGTTATTGTTGATGAAGATGTGAATCCTTTAACAAAATACGTATTCCAACAAAAATATCTAACAACAGATGGAGTAGAAGACTATAACTATGTAAGTAACAGTACTCTAAATATTATTACTCTTGCTTCAAAAGACAGTTTAGGACCTTTAAGTCAATATGATGATGGACAAATATTCTATTATGCAGACAGTGGATTATTTGAAAAATTAAACAGTGCAACAAGCATACTGACACAGCAAAATAATTATCGTGCATTTATAGGTAGAGATAATCTAAGATTTTTATATATTCATGCAGCTGACGACAGTTCTAGAATAGATCCTAGTGCAAGCAATATAATTGATAGTTATCTATTAACTAGAGCGTATGATAGTGATTTTAGAAAATGGTTAGACGGCACACTGCTAAACAAGCCTTTGACTCCTAGTAGTGATTCTTTATTCCAGTCTTATAATACATCATTAAGTCAAATAAAATCATTGAGTGATGAAATTATATACCATCCTGTAAAATATAAAGTATTGTTTGGCAACAAAGCAAGTTTAGATTTACAAGCCAAATTTAAAATTGTAAAAAATCCAGATCTAGTTTTAAATGATAATGATATTAAATCTAGAGTAATAAGTGCAGTAAATCAATTCTTTGCACTTGAAAATTGGGACTTTGGAGAAAAGTTTTACTTTTCAGAATTAAGTTCTTATGTAATGCAACAGCTTGCACCAGATGTTGTTACTTTTGTAATTGTTCCTGAACAAGCATCTCAAACTTTTGGTTCTTTGTATGAAATAAAATCAGAAGTAGATGAAATTTTTATAAGTGGAGCAACTGTGGATGATATTGAAATAATTGATGCAATTACTGCAAGTAGATTGAGTGCAGATGGAAATATTGTAACTACTTCTACAAGCACAAACACAGGTATAACATCATCTAGTTCAAGCAGTTCAAGCAGTTCAAGCAGCTCAAGTGGAGGCAGTAGTTATTAATGGCATATGATAACGATCAAAAAGAACCAGCTCTTCCAGCAGGAAACAATGATTATCGTAGAAAAAGCGAAAATCATTTACCTAGATATTTCCGCACAAACTTCAATTCTAAGTTTTTAACTTCAACACTAGACCAATTAATACAGCCAGGTGTTGCCGAAAAACTAAATGGTTATCTTGGAAGAAAAACAGCAAAGTCATACAGACCTACTGACAACTATATTGGTGGAATTACAGAAAGCAGAGAAAAGTATCAATTAGAACCTGCTGCTCTTATAAAAGATGATCTTGGAAATATAGATTTTTACAAAGACTATAATGATTATATAAACGAAATTCGTAACTTTGATGGAAATGTAGATAACCATAGCAAACTAAACAGTCAAGAATACTATGCTTGGAATCCACATGTTGATTGGGACAAGTTTACAAATTTTAGAGAATACTATTGGTTACCATATGGTCCAGAACTGATCACAGTTGCAGGACAAACCAACCAAGTACAAAGCACCTATCAAATCACTCTCAAAGATAACGCAGACAACACAAGTTATCTGTTTACTCCTGATGGAAAAACCAGTAACCCATCGATTACATTATACAGAGGACAAACCTATAGATTTGAAGTTGATACTGTAAGTCATCCAATAGCATTTGCTACAAAAAGAAGTTGGACACCAGGGCGATTGCCTGACAGTGCCAGTGAAAATACTGCACTTATATTTGATACTGGCATAACAAAATACGACAGTGATGGTAAACTAACAACAGAAACTTGGCTTGATAAAGGTGTAATAGAATTTACCGTTCCAGAAACAGCTCCAGATAATTTATTTTATGTGAGTGAAAACGATCCTAACACTGCGGGCTTTATCAAAATTTTCGATATAATTGAAAATACTGAATTAGATGTTGAAAAAGATATACTAGGTAAAAAAACCTATACAACAAGTGCAGGTTATAATTTTTCAAACGGAATGAAAGTTGAATTTGCAGGCAACGTTAC